ATGCGGTTAGATGCTGCTACGACATATGGAATAATGTCTGTAGCACTTGCGGCACTGGACAGTGTGATCCCTGCACCACCTGCTGTTTCATAGTCAGTCCCCAGACTCAATGTTCTGCCTCCAGTAGAATCCTGTATGCACACAATGAATCCGCTTTGACCTACCGTCTCGGTGGACGGGTTAGCCAACGTGACGTTACCTGTGAGCGTCAGGACAAAGTTTTGATTGGCAGAAAAGTCTAGCGTGACACTACCAGTGTTAGTTGTATCGGTGTCTGTCTTCGCAGTTGCGACAGCACCAACAGTTAGACCACCTGCTATGGTGACATTAGTTGTGCCGGTGGGAATCTCGATTACATCTGCGTCTGCATCGTTCTTGATGGTCACATCATTGGTTGAACCTTGACCTGTAATAATGATTCCTTCGGTCGATGTAAAACCAATCGCCGCGTTGTCTCCAGCGGCTGTGTCCCCGCTTGGCTCAAAAGTTGTTGCCGCCATCAAAACGTTACAAGTCAAACTGGTGTCAGCAGCATGAGTCAAAGTCACGTCATTATCTGCACCAAAGGACAACACTGCTGAATCAGACTTGAGCTTCAGGTCATTGCCAAGAACAGCATCTTTCGCTACCGAAAGACCACCGTCTGTTTGTAGTGACCCATCAGTGGTGCTAGTCGCCTCCGTGGTATCGTCTGTTTTGAGAATGCCACCAGCCGTCAAAGCCCCTGCAACAGTGACATTTGTTGTCCCGGTTGGGATTTCTATGACATCTGCATCAGCGTCATTTTTGATGGTGACATCGTTTGTAGAACCCTGCCCCGTCAATATCAAACCTTCAGTAGAGGTGAAGCCCATAGCGGCCCCGTCTCCTGCTGATGTATCACCAGTTGCTTGCACTGTGCCAGCAGAAACGATGTCGCTTGCCGCGTTAAACGTGCCAGCAATGTTCAGATCCGTCAGTGCATCTACGACTGCCGCTCCGCTACCGGCACCATCCAAATATACAATAGAAGTCTTTCCGTTCGGTATGGTGACGGTTGCACCCGAGCCTTGCTTAATAATAATGTTTTGAGAGCCGCTAGTTGCGTTTTCTATGATATGAACACGACTCATGGTGTTTGGAGCGATTGTGATAGTACACGCTGAATCCAGGGTTCCTGTGTACTGAACGAACATCGCACGAACTGGATCGGTAGCTCCGTCTGCGATTGTACTGGTATGTGTGTCTGCGTTTGTGGTGATTGCTTCTGTGCCAAAGCCCAGTGCTTCACCGATTAACTCAAGGTTGGTGTTTGTCTTCGTACCCCACGTCCCTGAGTTTTCTCCAGTTGCCATCTCCTCTAGTCGGAGATCATTTACAAAGGTACTAGCCATTTAAATCACCTTACTACTATTTCTGTATACGTTGTCCCCGGTGACGGTACTATTGTTGTATATGAAGTTCCGGGTGCTGGGATAACTTCGCCCCAAATTAACACACCTCTAGGTGAAACACTTCCAACAACACCTAATCCTGTCAATGTTATATTTGCATCCCCTGTCACGGTAGATGCTCCGATTGCTCCTGTCATCGACACCGTGGTGTTCGTTGTGAAGAAGCTACCTAGCGCAGAGGTGGCTGCCAAACCATTCTGCGTTTCAAATACATTTCCAAGTGCAGAGGTCGCGGCTAAACCATTCTGCGTTTCAAATGTGTTACCTAGCGTACTTGTTGCTAGAAACCCGTTCTGCGTTTCAAATGTGTTACCCAGTGCAGAAGTGGCTGCCAAACCATTCTGCGTTTCAAATACAATGCCTAACGTGCCGGTTAAACCAAGGCCAGTTAGGGTTACGTTTGCATCGCCCTCTTCAACGGCTGTTCCGACCGCCGCTGTAGCACCTGTGGCGATAGCAACATCACTGCCCCATCCTCCGTTGCCCCATCCGGTGGTGGATGAGTTCCACCCTAGACCGAGCGAGACAACAACGCTGGTCATTACGCGATCCTGATTATCGCGTTACTCGCATCTGCTGTTGGAAACACAATGGTAAAATCGCCAGAACTTGCTGCCTTATCAGCACCAAAATCCAGAACAGCCACTGTCGGATCACCACTTGCACTATCGTTAAATATCAACCCACCGCGAACAGAGGAAATGGTTACGTTTGAAAACACCTCATCTGCAAAGTCTACAAGGGCAGTTGTGCCACTCAACGTAGGATTAACAGGATTTAACGCCTGTCCCTTTGCGGTGTAATTTGTGCCACTTACCTCATTACTGGTTGTATACGCTGTCGTAGCAGCAGTAAAACTTGCACTGTTGGTATACAAAGCAAGATTGAAGGTGTTCCCACCACTCGCTAAAAAGTTATGTTTCCCTTCCAACAATTCCTGCTTGAAGGAGCTACATAAAAAGTTTCCACTAAAAGCCATCACAGTCTCCTTATGTATTCAGCCAGCTTGTCATGGCCTGAATCTCTAATTGCATTATACACAGTCGTTCGATCTGAACGAATCGCTTGCTTCATGTACAAAACGATTATCTTTTCAAGACCTTCTCGAAAAGCATGCGCCTGTGCACGAATCTCTGGTGATGCGTTATCTGAAATACTGACTATTTTGTTAACGCAACGTGCTGCAACTTCTTCGGGTGTTTGCCCGCGATTGTCTGTTGTTTGTATATCAACCTTGAACGCCGGTCCAAAGTCCATGCTCATGCCATTCATCATTGTTTCTGCCTAACCACCTTACCTGCACGATACTCGTGTGTAACTTCTTTCGCTTCGCCAAGCATCTTCAACGTGCTTATCGCCTCAACTAGCCGAGCGTTATAATTTTGCAACACATCCGCCTCACCCTTCATAAAAGTGTACGCCTCATACAGAGAACCGTACAAAAGAGCAAGCTCTGCGTTTTCTGAAAGCCATGTTGTGCCAGAATCCCCGCCTGTTGTTAAACTTCCTGGTCGGTAGTAATAGTGTAGTTCAACAGCAAGAGCACTAGCAGGAGTTGGTGCAATAATAAAATTGCTCACATCAAACACTGCGTAGTATCTGGGAGTGCCTGTTGTAGCAGCATTAGGTGTAAATTCTTGTAAAAAGTTAACGTCTTTAAAATCTAAAAAGTTTTTGTTGCTGCTGCTATCTGTAAAAGACAGAGAAAAAGGTGCCAAAAAATCACTTGGTATCGCTAAAAACTGATCCGACGCACTAAAGTTAGCGGTTACGTTTTTACGAAAGAAGGATAACTGAACACTTTTTAAGATACGTTCTTCTGCCGCTCTGATAAACAACGGAAGATTGTTAACGAACGTTGTCTCTGTGTTTTCAGTATAGTCTTGTATCGCTGTTTTTAACGTCGCAAGTGTAAAGCTCATGGTGTATTAGCCGTCCCGCCCATGCCGCTATGATTTGTACAATAATAATAGAGAGTTGGTGCGCCAACGGCTACGGTAATTTGTGTGTATGCCCCAGAGCTACCTGGAGTGCCATTAGTCGTCACTCCTGTTGTGTACTCCGACCCTCCTCCATGTGTGCCATTAGATGTAGTAGAAAAACGAAGAGGATGCCCTGAGTTTGAACTATCACTTTGATCGAACCGGTATGTACTACCTTCCGACAAACTTACAGTGTCTTGCCTAACGCCATCGATATAGTATTTGTTAGCTCCTAAGTAAGATTGCACTGTTACTGTGTATGTTTGTGCTATAGAAACAGAATTATCTACCCCTGTTGCTGTGACAGAGCCAACCTGACCGGTTGCTGTGACCCCTGTTACTGTGACAGTTTCATCTGCGGTAATTAAAGTAACCTCACCCACCTGACCAAAAGACACTAACCTTGCTGTGGGTAGTCCAACGGAATCAGTAAGAGTGAAAACAGACACGGTTTCTGTTTGATCTGGACGCGGATCGCGAACAGCTTGTGGATCAGATACGTTGTTGGGTGCTTCTAGTTGTGGGTGCTTTGGCTCATACTCGTCCGGTCCGACAAGTAATCCTGTCCACTCTTTACGCATCTCACGAAGACGGTAACGGAAACCAGACCTGTCTGAGATGCCGTATGTTTTTCTTGCGGATGCATACCTAGCCATATCAGAACCTTATGTACTGAATATCTGGCTGAAGTTTTAAAGAAACTCGATCCTCGTCTTCGTCTGCGGCACGTTGAAACTCTTCTTCATACACTACTTTTAACAACTGCACTCTTTCAGGTGCACGTTTTAGGGCCAGATAGTAAGCCAGACCAGCAACCATGCAAGGTAGAAAACGATACGGCAAATCTGTTGTATTAACCAAAGTGTCGGCATCTTCTATCCTAGTGATGTAGTAGTACACAAGTATGTCAGAACTATTCTCTGGTGTAGGCCAAAGCGTAATTTCAGGACTGATCTGACGATTAAAGTAAAACTGTGAAGGTCTTCCTGTTGTGGTTTTAACGGGAATGTTTAGATACTCACTACGACTTATGCGATCAACACTGAAGTCTGTACCACTGCGACGAATGGCGACTTCAAGAATATCGCTCATGGGAGTGGCTAATCCGTTGCTTGACGTATAAGCAGCCGTGCCTGATGTCACAGTTAACGTGCCCTGACGAACTGTCCATAGGTTTACCCCACGGTTAGCCCACTCAGAAAACATAATGTTTAATGATCGACGTGCAGTTTTAGCGTCATAGCCTGTTCGTAATTCAAGCCCACATCTTTCGTAGGCTTCTTCAATTACATCTGCAACGTCAAGATCAAAGTCTGTTGATCCTGAAGTTGCCATCTACCGCTTCCGTTTGACCATACCGCCTTTGGCTTTCTTAATCATACCGCCTTTGGCTTTCTTAATCATACCGCCTTTGGCTTTCTTGACCATAGATCCTTTTGAACGTCGCACAACGCCACCGTTCATTTTCTTAATCATTCCGCCTTTGGCTTTCTTGACCATTCCACCCTTGGCTTTCTTGACCATTCCACCCTTGGCTTTCTTGACCATTTTACCTTTGGACTTCTTACGAACCGGCATCTTACATTACTCCTTACTTACAGTTTTTTGGTCTTTCGACTTGTCTTTCGCTTTGTTCGCACCTTTGCTTTAGGTGTATTAGCGACTACAGTTTTACCTTTCGCTCCTGCTTTTTTCTTTTTTCGAGCGGTTGCTGCACGTTCGGAACGTGAAAGACTCCTGGCCTTTCCTGCTGGTAAACAGCGATCAGGATTCTTTTTATCTTTGCTTGTGCCACAGGGTCCTTTGATCTTCCCGTCTGTTCCGATCCGCACCCAGTTTTGTTTGAGCCATTTTTTTAACTCGCCCATTGCACAACCCTTATTTCACATATCGTAGTCTAGCACTATCTCTTCACCTTCTTCTATCTTGTGAAGAGTCACTAAATTGTAGACTTTGTAGTCATCCCAATCTTGAGACAACGCTAAATAACAGTTGGGCTCCTCTGAATGGTTGATAAAACCACCCAGTGGAGTTCGTATATACCCAGCAATCATAGGCACCTTGATGTGTGTGCTACCTAAATCAAATGCTTCTTCTATACTTTGCGTGGCAAAAATACCTAACCCATCTATATCACTTTCACCCACCGTCACTTCGTCAGGCAACGGTTTGTAGTAAAACCTGTCGTATCTAAGCCTTGCCAAACTGTCTCCTAATTGCTTCTTTGCCACGTTTGGCTATTCTAGCTTGTTCCTGTTTACCGGCTACCTTTGCTCTTTGTTCCATAACAGTCAGTATTTGTATCTTTCTGGCAAACGGTTTCTTAACTTTCTTAACCTTTGCTACCGTATCTCTGGCATCTTGGGCCGTTGCATACTTTATCCTAACGGTGTCTTTTGGATTTTCGTCTGTATACAAACGTCGGCCAGAACCTTTAGGCTTTTTACCCGTTCCTTTTACTGGATCTTTTTTTCTTGCCACTGATCACACTCTGTAATGTTTTAGCTTGTCCAGCATGAGTCTTTGATGCTTTCTTCAAGGCACTAATGACTTTCTTCACTTTAGTTTTGGCACGTTTAGCAACCATCTTATGCCCTATACACTAACTGTTTTCTTTTTACGGTCAGGCATAACTGCTCCACAGCCTGTGGCAACAAACCCACCGTTCTTCATTCCTTTAACAGACGTACTTATTAAACCACCGTCCTTCCTGCCTTTACGTTTGCCACCTTTGGCTTTCTTGGCATAGTTAGGATCTTTGCAGTATTTCGATGCGGCAAGGTTTGCGTACGCTGACGGATAGGTATCAAAAGTTCGTTTAGCCCAAGCTTTGCCCTCTGGACAAATCTTACCGCCTTTTTTCTTAGCCTTTTTTGCCACGCTTCTTTCTCCCTGCACAATACGCTTTTTCGGAAAAACCTTTTGGTCTGGCACAATTTACAGACCGCTTTCTTTTAGCACTCCACTTTTTCTTTTGCGGAGGCTTTGAAACCTGCTTGGACATACTGCTACGTCCCATAGCCATTAGACTAATTGCTCCGCTACCGCTGCTGCAACTATCAATACAGCTAGACCCCACAAGCGTTTGTCTAATTTGTCCAAGGTTATTCTTTGCTCTTGCAACTGTTCTTCGATGCGTTCATAACGCATGTTGCACTCTGCACCGTGTTGCTCAAGCTTTGCTAAGACTTCTTCTGCTTTCACGTTAGCATCTCCATCTTCTTCGAGCTTGTCGCAAACGGCTATTAGGATCTTTTGCTGCTTTTGGAAACTTCTTCATCTGCCCTGCGGATCGGGCGCAGAAAGATTTCCTTCTAGCTTTTTCTTTTGCTGTTAAGTTCTTTTTCTTAGTAACAGCAGTTTTAAGCTTACTACCAGGATTATCACGTCGGTATTTAGCAACCCCCGCCTTGGTCATACCCGCACCGGCTTTAGTCGGACGAAAATATTTTTTCGTCTTAGGGGGTTGCTTGTCCCTCTTTCTAGGCATGGAAAAAGGTCATCATGTCAATGGTTCCAACGGTGTACTGAACCGACATACCGTTATCAAACAAAATACCTTGTTCTGGTATTGTTCGATCAAGAGTAGTGTTATCAGTGCCTATTGTCCTTGACTTGAATAAGGCTGTGCCAGACTCTGGTGTCCCATTAAAATATTGGACAACCCCTGCCGTTCCTCCTGAAACAACAGAAAAGCCTTTCAACCTTATTCTTTCCGAACCTAGAATTGCCTCCGCGCACAGCGTCCCCGATCCCACCTTGATATTCGCAGCATACTGGGCTGAACAAACTACAGACGATACCGTAAGAAAAAGCTTTGTCCCTGCAACCGCTTCTGCACTACCTGTAGAAGTGATGGTTTCAGTCAACGTATCTCCGAAAACATCCGTGCCAGTGATGGTCGTTGTTTTCCCGTTATCGCCTGTGCCTGTTGTGGTGACAATTATATTTCTAGCCCCACCACCGGCAAACGTGGTATTAGCCAGTGTTGCCGTTGTGTTGGGTCTAGCAGCAGTGACAATGCGATCATCATCAGATGCATTTTCGTCACTGATAAACTTTGCCTTTACATCTGAACCAGACATCTAAAACTCCTTATGCGTAACCCATCATCTCAATAAAGAGTTTTCCTGCCGTGTAATCCGCATCTGTTGCATCACCTGTTGTCAGATAAAGAAACTCATCTGCTGCAGGAACTGCCGTGAAATAAACCTTACTACCTAGTGTTGCATCACCTGCGTTAACTAACAAAGTCTCTGTCAGGTCACCAATAGCACCGTCCTCAACACCTGTTCCTTCTGTGGCAGAATGAACGTTAATGTCTGGGTCACCCCCGGCAGGAGCCTCAAAACACTCCATGCTTCCGGTCAAAATAGTGCCGTTTTGTGCTGCTGTAATTTGACCAATGTGACAGACCAATGACGTGCCATTAACACCAATGATGTCGCCAGAGCCTGTTGAACGCAGACCTGTCAGATCAATCAGAATACGGGTAGTGATAATCCCACCAACACGTTGCACTGAACTACGATAAATAGTTCCAGAACCTGTGGTGATACCTGTTCCAGCTTCAGTCGCTAAAGTGTTGGCATCAAAAGATGTCACACCCGTTGAACTAATGCTGGAAAGAGTTGTGATTGCTCCAGTTGTAGCGTTCTCGCTAATAGACGTAAAGCCGCCTTTTGAGCGAACTGGGCCGCTGAAAGTTGTATTAGCCATATCAATCTCCTGTCTTGGCTAGTGTCGATTACAGGATGTAATCGTCAGAAGTGTAAAAAGTATACCCATAAAAGAAAGGGGTGCATAGAGCACCCCTTAGATTGAGATTTGAGGGAATCCCAATGAGCATTACTATTAAGCACCAGTTGTGCCAAAAACGCAACGTGGATCCGAGAATCCGAAACTGTAACGTTCCCTAGCCTTAAAGCGCATATTGCCCGTGTCAAAGTCTGCTTCCATTTGAGTGTTCAAAGGAGAACGCTCAAAGTGCAGGAATCCACGAGGTGTATCAGTCAAGATAAAGAATGCATCTGTATCTACAAGGAAGTCGTTAACGGCATAGCCGCTAGGCAACATACCCATAGACCGGATAGCATTAATATCATTGTCTGCTGTTCCTACGCGGAGGTTAGACACCATCAGTCGCTCTGCAACAAACTGTAGCTGACGTGGAATAATCAACTTAGTTCCACGAAGGGCGATCCTAAGACCACGCTCATCGACAAAACCTGCAATAGAGATCAACGCATCTTCCAAAGAAGTTTCGTTAAGATCCGCATCAGTTGATGGACGGTTAGCAAAAGTGCCACCGTTAGTCAGCGGGTGTGCTGTAGAGCACAGTGATACACCGTCACCGCCAGCAGATGCTCCAGCAGTAAAGGCGTTGTTCAAAACGTCCGCTGCTTTTACCTGCTTAGTGTGTGCCATTGAACGAGCCAAGGCACGAGTGTAACGAGAGCCCAGACGATCATAAAGATTGTCTTCAATAGCTTCTTCTGTGATAGAAAAAGCCAAGGCCACTGTCTCGTGGTTATAACGTGCAGTGAATGCTTCGTTTGCATTATCAAAACTGATGGCAGAACCCTCAGATTTTGTTGGTGCAGCACCGAAGCCAGATAACATTACTTCTTCTTCAAACGCCCGGTCTGAAGACTCTGTAGTGTAAATCTCTGCGTGTTGGTTTTCGTACCTGCCATACTCCATGCCGAAAAGGGCATTGAGTCCTGGCTCCAGTTCTTTCGCTAGTTGTGCGCGAGAAATTGCCATTTCTTAATCCCCTTATACGCCAGTTGTACTTGGTGTGCCCTGAGCGATAGAACCGGTCGGAGCATTAAAGTGATTGTTGATACGAACAATCAGCGGAACACCAGCAGCACTAAAGTCATCGTTTTCTGGATCATCCAAGATGCCCATAATACGAAGCGCGTGTGAGTTGGTGGTTGCTACAGTATTCAGATCTGCCGTAGCAGATGAAATACCTGTTGTGCTGGATCCACTGTTTCCATTCGCAAACTGAATGTTTGAGAAGACAGCCGTGCGAAGCTCTGCTTCTGTGTCATTGCCTGTCTGCACATTCGATGTTGCAATCGTAAACAGTTGTGCTGGATTGTCGTATAGGAAGGCCTTCACAGGGAAGTTTGAATCTGCTCCCGCTGCTGAAGAGCCCGGCCAAAAATTGGAGAAGACCGTTTTTCCATCTGAAGACCGAACATACTCGCATCCGTTGAAAACACCAACAATAGATACTGTACCACCTGCTGCTGCTTGGAGATCATCAATTACTCCTGCTGCAATCGGTATAACAGCCATTCCTTGGTAAAGGGCGTTAGCGTTATCTGAGGCAATGCGGTACTCAGTTGTACCAGTGGAAGCCGGTGCTGACCCCAGCATACCATACGGTCTTAGACCGAAGGCTCCATTTGTATTTGCCATTTTCAGTTACCTTTTAAGTTGTCTTAATCGGTATCAGAATTTCTTCCTCCACCGAAACTTACCCTGCTTTGCCTTTCATTATGAATTGGCATTGAAGGGTGCTGCTCTTTCATTAGGTCCTGGTCAACAGCCATCATCTGGTCGCGGGTTCGGCCCCCGAAATACTCGTTTCTTTCTTTTGCTGTCTCCGCTGGAAGTCTACAAAGCATTAAGCCACCCTGACCTATAACTCCAGCGTGTTTGCCCTCATCAATAACTGGGTACTGATATCCTGGATACTCTTCGGCTCTGACCGGCTCCCATCCCTCTCGAAAACGAGAGTGAACATTCATGGAGTCGTCTTCGCCTCTAACAGAGGTTCTAATCCAACGATGAACATACCCATCGGGGGCAGGTGGTGCTTCCAACCTACTTGGTGGTGCCCACGGTTTTCTGCGCTCTTCTGAAGAGCGATCTTTTGCCGCACGAGATGTGCGCTTTTCTCTATTTTCAGTCATGTTAGTTATCCCTAGCCATTAGTCGTGCTTTCTCTTTGGCATATTGCTCCAAAGTAACATTTAGTTGTTTTGCTATCTCAACCTCTGAAGGAGTTAACTTAACTGAACTGCGCCCTGATGGTTTGCGGGAAGCTGAAGTATCAGCAGGAGCGACCTTTGTACTTCTTCCGGTTTTCTTAAAGTAATCAGGAAATCTATCCTGAATTCTTTTATTAATTTCATCATAGTACTCATCCGAAGTAGCGTCAAACCCTTCATATTGAGTAAGATCTTCATTAATCCTCATTGCCTCTCTAGTCATGCGCTCATCTTGTCCAAACCATTCGTTTTTTTCTGCCCATGCAACGGCTTTTGGATCTGGCACTACTTGTGGTTGAGGTTCAGGTTCAGGTTCAGGTTCAGGTTGTTGCGCTTGTTCTTCTTGTCTTTTAACCCCTAGACGGTGACGCTCTTGATCAATCGATATTCTGGATAACGCTTGTTGTGCCTCAAACATACGATCAACATCACCCTCATCATGCGCTTGTTTGTATGCTTGTTTAGCAAGATTGACATCATTTTCTAGACGTTGACCAAACTCTGATAAGTGCGCTTGCTGAGAAGAAGTCATTTGTTTTCTTAGTTTTTCGTTTTCTTCTCTTAGTTTCTTAGCCAGTTCAATCGCTTCCTGACCGTCTCTTTCAGCACGTCTGTATTTTTCAGTAAGTTTGTCGATCCTTTTCTTGACACCCTTTGAATACTTTTTAAGTTCCTCATCGGATTCAGATTCGGATTCAGGTTCGGATTCAGGTTCAGGCTGCGCTACTGAAACGGGCTGTTCAGTCGTCTCCTGTTCTTGATCAGGCTCTATTTGAACCTCGATTTCTTCAGATTGTGAGGTCTCTTCTGTTTGCTTAATATCTTCATCAGACATTGTTAACATCCTCTGGGTCGTTAATTACTGCAATAACTTCATCGTCATTGATGATACGAAGCTCTTTTTCCTCTTTATCTCGAAAACGAGCACCGGCATACCGTCCAATACAAACCCAGTCACCCTCACTGCACCAAGCCTGATTACCGAACTTAGATGAATCTTTATATGCTAGCGGCCCTATCTTCATTACTTTAGCAACAACGGTTCCAACTGCTTCTTTTTTGCGAACGTCTTCAGGTAGAACAATTCCGCCTTGCGTTGTTTTTTTGCCTTCGTAGGGACGTACTAATATTCTCCAACCGGTCGGTCGAGGAAATGGAATGTCAGTCATCTTCTTCATACCTTTTCAGCAGGGTTTTCATTTCTTGCCGGACAAAACAGACACCCTGAATCTCTCCTGTCACGCTGCGGTAGTCTTCCATCGACTGAATACTGCCGTTTGCTAAAAACTCTTTTAGATCCTCTTCGCGATCATCCAGCACTTTATACAATGCCGTTGCAAATTGCACAATATCCATCAGTCTTCTATGCCGTCAGAGTACAAATTATCAAAAGTGATGTTTGGATCAGTGTAACTAGAATGACCCTCTGCGGAGTGCGTGTACTGACTTGGTTTGAAATCAGGGGCACCTTCGCCTGTATCCCAAAGTGCGGGTGATGTTGCCCTGACTCTGTTGTTTGGCAAGGCAATGATGTTGCCCTCCCAAGGACCCTCAGTTAGATACAAGACATGACTTTGTTTGTGCTGATCTGGCGCATCGGCAATCTCGTACTCAGTGTAATCCACTGTGAACATATACCGTGCTTCGTAGAACTCGTGATTGACCTTGGCAATCCAAGGGCTTGAACTAACTCGGTCTAAGACAATGACTTCGTGGTGTCTGGACTCACAATCCCATGGCTGACAGATATAGTCTTCCATGCGTTCAGGCCATTCGTCGCTTTCTGTTTCTACATCAGCAACCAGTGCCTGTATGGGCATTCGTGCCCACATCGCGCCACCATGACGATTCTCGTCACTATCTTCTAAGTGTCTTTCCTGGCCTGTGAAAACAACTTGGAAACTCAGCGACCTGTCTGGGATCGTATTAACTGCGATGGCTAGAGCATGGAGATATTCCCCGTGGTAGTCATCGTGATTGCAAGTAAACTCTTTCCGCACCCAGCATTTAAAATACGGGATGTTGCTAATCAGATATGACATTAATAATTTCCGCTAAATTTTGTTCCTTTAACCTGTGCTTTTTCTGACTGTAAACCACTGTCCATAATTAATACGGCTGCTTTTACCACTTTACCGTCTTTAAACTTTAGCTTTTCTTTTCTCGCTGTGATCACATCACGCTGAGTAACCTCATCAAATGGCTCTGCGACTGCTGCAAGCTTTTCTTTTTTACTCTTCACACTACCTCCCAGAGCTTTTCGCTCAACATCATCAATAACACCTTTGTTTTTTGACGCATAAAATACAGCCTCACCTT